TTACCGACAATGCCAGCGATCGTCGCATACGCGGGTCGTCCATAGATCACATTGCGCACGCTGATATTGATGACGGTCTGAATGTTTGAAATCGGTTCGCCGCTGGTGTCCATTGGAGATCCCAAGATATTGGTTGAGTTATCAGGCGCGTTTCCGTTTGCCTGAATAGTCATCGTGGATCCTGAGCGCCAGATGTCCACAATATTCGTGGTGATGGAAGTTTCGATGGCCGTGAAGCCCTGCTCTGTTTCTGTTTTTACATCTATGGCAGTTGCTGCTGCACCATCGCCAGTAGTCGACTCAAACGAAAATACGACATTCCAAATCTTGTCCATGCCATCGCCGACTGGCGAATAGGTCGCGGACACGAATCGCATGTATGTGGCCATTGTCCCGTCATCGCCGCCGCCGAATACTTCGTACACAGAGGCTCCCGATGCAATCGTGTATACGCTGATTGATATACCAGCATCATCCGTCACAAGATAAGACTGAGTCCCGCTCCAGCGGCCGCGATCGTATGTCGCCTGGCGTTCGCGCTTTGTCCATACCAGAGCCATTATGTCACCCCTCCCATTGTCTTGAGTGTCTTGTCCATCGACTCCATATATTTTTTAAGTTCGATAGCGTTGGTCAATGTCTTTTGCGCAAGTGCCATCTCTTGACTTTTGGAGAAGTCTTGCGAGCCTGCGACCTTGATCGATCCGATTGCGGAGTCGACTGTTGCCGTGTTGTTTTTAGAAAGATCGTTGACATTTTTCTTCGCAGTCGCAATATCTGTCTCAAGAGTTGCGGTTGCCTTGAGATCATCTGCGGCTTGTTGCGCAGCCTCTTGTTTCGCATCAGCAGTCTTCTTGACCGCTTCAAGCGCGTCAAATTCTTGCATGAGTTGCTTCTTGCCAGCGTCGGTCATGTCCTTGTGGCTTTGCAATTCCAACTCATAGATCATGCGTTTCGTACGGCCAAGATCGAGATACCTTTGATGCTGTTGCTCAACCCATTCGGCGGTAGCAGCTTGCTGATCACTCTGCAACTTCAACTCATTGGCACTGTCTTTGTAAAATTTCGCAAGATCCTCTTGGGCTTTGCCCTTTTGTTGTAGAACAATTAAATCTTGCACATTTGATTCAATTGTTTTTTTTGCCTCTTCTGCCTGAGATTGTATTGTTTTGTATTGTTGTTCTAGTTCAAGTCCAATTTTATCTTCATATTCTTTTCTAGTCTTTGCTGCCTGTGCTTCTGTCTGAATAATGGGGTCACGAGATCCCTGTCTTTCCGCTCGTTTTGCGTCATATTCAGCCATCTTTGCTTTGGTTTTTTCTTGCGCATCTTTCATCTGAGAGTCACTCAGATTTTTAAGTTCAACCAACTTCTTTTGACGCATGCTTTCTTGCGCAATCATTTCGGGAGACTGCCCAAAATTAGCGTTCTTCTTTTCCTGACTTGTGATTTCACTTTCGGGTGATTGTAATTTTCTTAGATTTGAAACAATGTCAGTCGTGCGTTTCATCTGTTCATTGCTTCTTGCAATGGACGCATTGGCGGCATCGACTCCGTTTGCCCACTCGCCGATTGATTTCCCAATTTCAAAGAATGTCCCGGCAATGGGTATGGATTTGATTGTCGTAATCAAACTATTTCCGATGATCTCCATCGCACCGCTCAAACCCTTTTCGCCGCCCTCCTTGAAACCCTTGATCATTTCCAAGGCCATTTTGCCGCCAGCGTCGACCATGCCAATGACACCCAAGCCGCCAAGTAGTTCATGACCAAGATTCTTTATCTGCTTTGCATTAATCTTTTCAATGGTTGCGGCAATCCCGTGCCCGCTTTTCTTTGCGGCATTCTCAGCGGCTTTCATGCCTTGCACGAATGGGTCGGGATTTGCGTAGAGATCCACCGTCATCTTGCCTTGGATTGAACCCATTACTTGATCCCTCTTTCGCGCTTGAGTTTTTCAATCGCCTGCTGCGGAGTCTGCTTCGGCTTGTCGACATACGGCATGAAATCCTGCGGGCTGAATGACTGTGATCGACTCGACCTGTGCGCGTTGGCGACAGTCGACGCAACAATGCCCGCGCCAAGATCCGCACGCTGGCGTGAGTCTAAGCATCCAACGATGCCTTGATATTCAATCCATTCTTGGAGTTCTCGTGAGGACATTCGATCTCCTAATTCGGCAACAGTCATTTTCAACTCAGCCGCAAGCATGAACATGAACATGCGTATTCCGTTGCGGCTTCTCAGTTTTTTTCGAGTTCCTCTGCGTCCTTTGCGCCAAGGCCCGAGAGGTGTTGGCAGTGCTCATACAACTTGTCAATCACGGATGCGGGCATTGATCCCACTTCCGCAATCTCCGCATCTGTGAACAAGCGCACGCCAGCCTCGTCGGTAATACACCTGACGACGAGGCTGGCGCGGATGTTCTTCACGCCCTTCTTGATGTCACGCTCCGAGTAAACATATTGCTCCCATTGATCGCGCTCGCCAGCCGTGAGGCCGCGAAGCGATACGAGTCCGTCGATGCCCGCAACCTTGACGGTGGCGGTCGGGATTTTGAGAGCGAGTAGTTGATCTCTGATTGACATGTGGGTCTCGATTAGATTGCTGTGAGTGTGTACGCAGCGGAGCACTTAATCGTGAATGAAACTGTCAAAACAGCGTCCGTCGCAGCCTTGACGCTGAAACCAGTCACAACGCCAACGCCGCTGACAGTCATGCCGCCAGTGGAGGCTGCACCAAACGAGATGAGATATGAACGCAATGCACGATCAGAAGACGCAGTTGCAAGAGCGACTTGTTGCGCATCGTCGTAATCCAAATTGAGTTCAATTGAAATAGAGCCGGGATCTAAAATGCCAGCCTTATATTTTTTAACCGCATCAGTGATCGATGTCACATCAAGCGATGATTGTGCAACGCCGTCGAATGACAGCGATGTCACTTCTCCGATTGCGGCGTTGGATGTTGGGGATGCGTACGCATCGGCTGTGCCGACCGCTCCGATTTTGATTGTTGTACTGTATGAAATTGTTGCTGCCATGTGATTATTCTTTCTGTGTTATGGTGTTCCGCCGCCGCCGCCGCTAGTCAACGTGACTGGCGATGGAGCAGATGCGATGTAATAAATTTTCAAAGTGACGCTGCAAACAAACGCACCGAGTTCAGTGCCTTCGCTGCCAAGGTCGTAATTCATGTTTGTGCCTTCAATGCGAATGCTTTGTATTTTCATTGGGCTGTTGGTCGATGTCGCAAGCGTTCCACTCGCCGCGTAGAGATCAACCCGCACATGATCGGCGATGTTTGACGCGCTCGAGAGTGACGAGTGCACGCAGTCCACATTCACTGTTGCGACCCGCATGCGATCTGCACCAACCAAGGTTGGGCTGACCGTGTCATCGCTTTGAGAGGTGACGACAATGAACGGCATCGCAGTTGATGGCTTGACAAACGACTGGAATATCTTTGTCGCTGAACCCAACGCCGTGATCACGGTCGGAGACTGTTGCAACGCAAGATGAATGGCTTCTACGAATTTCATCGTGCCGCCTTGTTCATTTCTTTTGCGATTCGAGCAAAGACCTTGTCTAATCCGTATCCGATGTCCGCAGTGAATTTGGCGTTGATCGTTGCGCCGTACATTTGGAAGAACTTGCGGAACACTTGCCAGCCTTGGTAGGCGCGTGATGGATCCACGTATCGGCCGTGCTCGATGAGCCAGGAATTTTGCGTCTTGCCCCAAATGCGAGCCCACACAGTCGCCTTGTTCTTGCCGATTTCTTTCGTGACGATCTTGTGGCTGTAGATGTTGTGCGCAATGCGCAGTCGGCTCTCTTTGATCGGATGCATCGGCTGATGCTTCTTCGCACGCCAGCGCCACGACTTCTGCGCGTCGGTCTGATTCTCGTCGTTCTTGCCGACATAAGTGCCGTACATGCTTGCGAGTTTGCCTCGCGGCGCAGTCAACGCCTTGACCTCTGCCTTGCGCAAGACCTTGTAGATGTCGTCGCTGCGCATGGTCTTCATCTGATCAAGGAACTGATCCAAGCCCTTGATGATCTTGCCGCTGCTTGACATTACGCAACCTCCCTGCATTGCATGATGAGAGTGTGACCCGCTGACTTGTAGTCAACGATTGATACGATCTCAAATGTGGTGCTGAGTGTCGTGCCGCTTGTGCCGCGACTCACGCTTGCGGTGAATCGGTCAGTTGCCGCAATGCCCGGGTAGAAGTTGGTGGTGATTTGATGCGTTACCACTTGCGACAGCATTGCGTGGTTAGTTCGTTCAACCGCGCTCGAGTCCTTGATCTCGCCAAAGATTGTGTCGCCAGTCGTGTAGGTGTATGTCGGTGTTCCGAACGACCCGATCGTCTCGGTGCGGGTCTTGATCACAAGCGGAGTCCGCATCATGCCGCTGTTCATTGGTACTCACCCGATTTGTATTGGGCGATGAGAGCCTTGATCGTGCCGGGCACTTCGTACTGTTGACCCGGAGCGAGCGTGGATCTGTAGTCGTAGAGAGTCGAGCACTGCATCAAGATGGCGTGCTTGAGCGCGATGGGGATTGCAGTTGCGCTGGAACCCCAACCCGCAACATAGACAACTGTGACCACGCCTGCGCCGCCGCCAATGAGTGACGGCCATGTCTTGCCGTCGAGCAGCTGGATGCGCCCGATGCCGTTGTATGACTTGGTGGTGTAGTCGGTCGACGCTGAAAGCGTCTGCGTGTTGCCCGCTGTGTCGACATATTGCACGCTCGTCACGCTGACTAGCGGCGAGCGCGGCAAGGCGATCTCGTAGCCTGAGCCGTTGTAGACCTCGTTACTCGAGCCTTGCAGCGGCGTGTTCTGCGGGAACGAATCGTAGACCGATGTGAATGTCGTGTTGGGGATTGCGATGCCGCAATAGTTCTCGATCATCATGCGGGCTGTCGTGATGATCGATGTCGACCCGCTGGTGCTGGCGGCTAGGTAGGTGTCGTCAAGCGAGTGGAATATGCGCAGATGCGCCTTGGCTTGCGCAGTGGTGATCGGTTCAAAACTCGGAGCGGTTGTGATCGTGGTGTTGACTCTCATCGCGGTGTCGCTCCCTTCTTGACTGCCTTGCATGGCACGGCCCGCGAGCAGCACTGCACATCGTCGGAGTCTGCACGCTCGGCGAGACCGAGTGCGAGCCACTCGATCGCTGTGCGCTCGTCGACAGAGATGACTTCGCCCGGCGCGTGTGCGCCAGTCGCTGTCACGACTCCTTGGATCATCTTTACATTCGGCATAAATCCTCGGCACGCATTTCTGCGAGCCGAGGGTGATTTCAATTCAGTTCAGTGATTAGGTGGCGCAAGCAAGAACGCTGAATGCAGATGGGAGCGTGATCCCAAAATCGCAACGCGTGACGGCCAAATATCCAGTCTGCCCTGTCGAAGCGTACAATTCTTTCAACACGCGCATGCTGTATGTGCCGCGCTCTGCGAGAACGGAATAGTTTCCGAAGTCGCCGATCACGCCGATCTTTGCAGTCGTCGCAATGGTTGGCATTGCGGCTGATGCGTAGACAGGGATGCCCATCAATCGATCAGGCTCACCAAGTGCGCCTGAGTTTTGCCAAAAGTAATTCACAGTGCCAGCGAGTGAGCCAAGTTGACGCAATTTGCCGAGTGTCGCATCGTGAACCAAGATGCTGGCATTCGTGCGGTACTGACGAGCGAGTGAGTACACCCAATCGATCACTTCAGCGGCTGTAATTGCACTGTTTGACGCAGTCGTCTTGCCAGTGCTGATGCCCGCGCCTGAAGACAGCAGAGGATTCTGCGGGCCAGAGGTGACAGACGCAGTTGCGCAGAACGCAGTTTCTTCCGCTTGCGCAAACATACGAGCGAATTGCTCGGTGAGAATTGACTCGATGCTGAATCCCGCACCACGCGCTGGAGCATCGTCGACAAGTTCATTGGACACTTTCAAAAGACCAGTCAACTTGGCTGGTGTCAATGTCACCTTTGAAAATGTCGAACCTGATTCCGTGAACGAAGCCGCTTCCGCAGCCCATGCAGCGGATCCAGTTGTGGACTCCACGGCAAACTCACGCGCATAACTTCCGATTGAGATCACCTTGGCGATCTGTCGGATAGCAGTCATTGTCTTGAGTTTGGTGGTGATCGCATTGTGAAACTCAAGTGGTGGCAACACTGTTCCGCCTGAAGCCTCGCTGATTGCGCGGATCTCCATCGGGTTGGTGTATTCACCTGAACGGATGTATGAACCCCAAGCGTTGCGATATTCCTCTGTTTCGGTGTTGCGTGCAGACTTGTTGCTTGCATTCTCGATGCCAGGCAGATTGCGAACTTGTTTCGCAGCCTCAGGAGCCTCAGCCTTGAAGCCCGCGCCAACATTCATCAACTCGTCGCTGCGTTGTCGTTGCGCTGTGAGTGATGCGTATTGCATCTTCAACGCGCTGTACTTCGCTTCGAGAGCGTCCGACATGCCTTCGCCGCTATCGTTAGCGTCGTCGCACATCTTCTTCATTTCGGCGTACACAGCGCCCATCTTTTCTACTAGTGCCTTGTATCCACTATCGTTTGCCATAATAAAATTCCTTCTTGTAGTGTCGAGCGAGAGTCGATTACCTCAACGCTGAGGCAACAGACACGCACGCTCGACGGTGAATGTCTGTGAAATAATTCTTATTGACGCAAGAGATTGAGAACGCCTTGTGTGTTCATGATGTTTCCGCTTGCGCGTACCGTTGCGACAAATGCCGTTTGCCCCGTCCCCGCGTACAACTCATCCAAGCGAGTGACATTGAACCCGCCGAAATTGAGAGCGAGCATGTATTGCGTCGGGTCAAAGAAGTGCATTTGGATTGAGTTTGTCGAACCTGTTCCAGTTGAATCGAGCGGATGCCAAATTAGTGGCAAGCCGTGAAACGAATCATCAAACGCAAGTGCTTGCCACAAAACGCCTTCGCTTGTAAAATTGATCGGTGCGTATGTGTTCATAACAAGCAAAGATCGTCTGAAATTTGCGTATGTCATTTTTGGCAAGTTTGCGCCACCATCATTCATGATCGCTCGAAAAATGCTCATGACGACTTGCAATCCAGCTGAGCCGCCAATAATCGCCGAACGCGAATACGCGGTTGCTGCCGTCACGCTACCTTGACACGCGCCGCTTCCACTTCCAACCAAAATTTGATTATTGATTGTTGTGATTAATTTTGCGATGAGTTGACGCTTGATCAATTCCTCAACGCTTTGCGCGGCTTCTGAATCTTCCAAAAGTTCAGTTGAAACACGAATCCAAGATGTCACCTTCTTGAGCGAGTAAGTTGCGGCGGTCGTGACAAACTTGGACGATGCTAAGGCCATCGAACTGTCTTCTGTTCCGAGTGACGCTTCCGAAACATTGGTATTCACGCTTGGATCTGCGCTGACGATTGGTTGAGAGAATGTCGTTGTCGTATTGATGACATTGACCTTGCTCATGATCGCGTCTTCTTTGATTGTCTCTTGGACAAACTTTGTCCAACTGGAAGGCACGAGCGATGCACCGCCTGATCCGATGCTGATTGCGCGGGCTTCAACATCCGTCAAAGCACTTGCGCCCTTGCGCAGATACAAGTTGTAAAGGTGGCTGAAATCTTCGCCGCCACGGTCGAGTTGGTTCTTGTCGTTCATTCAAACTCCTTGCGTGTATAAAAGAAAACACGCAGCAAAATGCGGAAGGTCTAAGTACGCATCGGGCCAGCGTGCTCTCGGGGAGTTCGCGGAAGTCCGCTCTCGTGATCGATCGCCGT